TCAGTAATAGATTTTTTGGCAAGTTCAAGTTCAATCTTGAATCTATCTGCGCCAGGTGCCGCATAGTTGGAATACCCCTGAGCATTATCAAATAGACTATCATCTTCACCTGCACTTACAATAGACCCAATAACATTAAATCCAACCCTATATGATGGTCTATTGCCATACTGATCCAGAAGAATCCTTTGCTCTTCAACTCTACAAAAGTATCCGCGAACAAAATAAACACCATTAGCAACAACTACAGACGAACCTTCTGACGTTGCGTTTGTTGAAATGGTGTCACATACTCCCTGCCCAACGGGAATTGTGTAATTACCATATGTCAACGAGGTCTCTAGAGACAGGGTTTCTCCACTAACAAACCTCTTATTGGTGAAATCGACACCACCACTTTCAACATATCTAACATAAATTGTGTAATTTCCCCTTTCAGAATCTCTTGCGTTAAGGGTATAGAAGACCTCACCAACAACACCACTAATAGATCCTCTAACTTTTTTACCAAGCAATTCGCTAAAATATAATGAAATTGGAATTCCATTATATGAATCTTTCAATTCTACTGCTTCGATTGGATTGTCATACCTAAGTTGTCCTGGTATGACTACAGATCCTTCCTTGAAGATGTGGCGACCAAATTGTTCAGTCTGATTCTGTAGAATAGACTGTAATGTGGTTAGTTCTCTTGCCTGAATGGGAACCCCAGGGTTAAAAAGAACCTTGTAGAAATTTTTGCTTGAGTCAAAATCGTCAAAATATGGCGATACATTAAGATTAGATTCTTGGGGCATGATACTTTAGAATTGCAAAATTACTTTAATATCTTCTTTTTGGTTTGATGATCTAGTAATAGAAGGTCTATTATCAACGTAGACAATATTTCCTGAGTGTGGTTTCACCTCTGGGTCTGATAGACCACTTACAAAAGTTTGTCCAAGATAATATGTCTTATTATTTATTACGGAACTTGAACCACTAAATGATGTGTCAATATCAAAATATGTAATCCCATCTGCTTGATAAATTCTTGTATTTCCACCTGCAGCAGCAACAGAGGAGAATCCAACCAAACTATATCCGTACTGTGGGGTCGTGTCTGCAGTACCATTAGTATTAAACCCAACCAGAGTTCTATCCTGCCAATACTTCAAAACGCCAGTATTTTGGTCGTAAGATACAACTCTTCCAACGGCAGTTATTCCTGTTCCAACAGTTTGAGTGACGAAACTATCTCCAGAAAATGATGCTGAACTATATCCAGCACCAGTTAATTTAATTGCATGTACTGCTGATGCCTTTTCTGAGGTTAATACAGTTGCCGAATTATATGCTTCTGGTGACTCAACAATACCAATTCTTGCGATCTGGTTTCCTGTAATAAAGTCGGGGTTCTGTGTATCGTTGGCAAGTCTTGAATAAATTAGTACGTTATATGCACCAAGTTCTCTGTAAATATCTGCCCCATGCCCTCCAGATGGCGGTATAATTACCTCAAATTCTGGTGATGTGGTTCCTGTTGGAACACCACCTTCAACCAAATCTATAGTTCCATATGTATATCCAGAACCACCATTAGAAATTGTTATACTCTCTACTGTAGAATCGTTGTTAATAACAATAGTTGCTTTAGCACCAGAACCATCACCATTAATGGGAACATCTGTATATGTTACGTTTGGACTTCCTAAAGCAACACCACGATTCTTAACGATAATCGTTTTTAATTGTCCACTAGTTTCTGCGTTTTCCCTAACTAAAGAATTATCCGCGGCAGTTTTCCAATCCTTAGGAACTGGAATATAGTTAAGAGAGTCAAATTTTACAATATCTGATGGGCTAATTGTGTAAAGATATTTCCAAATATATCCATCACCACTATTACCAGCAGATCTTGGTTCTAGATCTGTGAATTTTGGTTCATCAAGAGAGGGCTTTCCTTGAGGGTTTTCTGGGTCTATGCCATTATTCAAACATATGTAAACCCTAAAATCACTATTAATTACATAATAGTTTGACGAATATAGGCTAGTTGAACCAGAGGGCTGAGAGGGGTTAGTTCTTGTAATATTATGACGATATAGATCATATGTGACTCCAGAGCTCCATTGGTTTTTTCTAATGACCTGCTTAACATCTTCAGGCTTAATTTTGATCATGGAGATCATGGAATCCCAATAGTTATTCTCCTCATCAAAACTATCCTTAGGTGCTGGGGGTGCATTATCCCAGTTTGAATCAACCTCAGTTGCGTTTGGCAGCCCTACAAACATATAATACGAATTGTCCGTAGATGAAACTTCATTTACGAACGTTTTCGCATTCAAAATTCTTAGTTGGTCGGTGATAATCGCAGACATTACTTCAATAGTTTTTTATCTATTTAGTAATCAAATAACATACCCCCTATACCTAAGATTATTAAATCTTCTGATTACTGGGTAGGTATTTTCGTCAGTAACTGCGGTATTTCTATATACTGGTGCGTGAGTAACCTTTGAATATGGAGTTAAATCGACACCACTTTCAACCTGAGCACCCCATACTACAAATGTGTTGTCACTTGTAGTATTATACACGATGAAGTTGTGTGCTGCAGATGCTCCTGCGTTAAATGTGAATGATGCCCTATACCACCCATTTTCCTGTGGAATCAAAGTTTCATTAGTTGTTGTTCCACTTCTATTTGTGATAGTTGGGATTGATGCATCAAAGTCAAGAGAAACTGATGCTGTTGTGCCAGTATTACTTCCAAAGTAGATCTTTTTGGATCCGGAAATTGGTTTCACATAGATGCTGTAGGTATAATTTGTTCCGGAAACAAGTGATACTGTTGCGATTGTCAATCCAGTATCTGCTGCTGCGGTGGCAATTTTTGCACCATAAGTTTGTGTAAATGGAGAATCCTGAATATAAGAAACTGTAATGGTTCCAGTCTCTGTCCAACTCTGCTCAAATTCACTATATGTGATTAAGTTTTCACCTCTATACGCACCAAAGGCGGATCCACCAACTCTTTGAAGATTGTAAAGTCTTCCCCATGAATACTCACCGAAGAAATTGCTATGACCAAGACCAATAAAGTCAGTATAGTCATTAACCTTAGTTGTGACTCTTGCGACCCAAGTTAGTCCAAGTCCAATCGCATGTGTTTGAGCGATAGAAACTGCTTCTGCCTTAAAGATATTGTTAAGGAATGTGGTTCCAATTCCAATAGGAGTATTGTCACTTTCCAGAGAAATTACCTTATCTCCAACGTTGGAATTTGAAATCATGAAGTAGTAACCAGTTTGAATGCCACTTACTCCTGTGGTCGCAACTCCAACTGTACCACTTACATAAGTGTCGCGCAGGAATGAATTTTTTGGGATTACAAAGTCAAACACCAATCCGGTAGTGACACCTGTATATGAGGTTGTACCAATACCAGAGATAATACCAAAGTCACCCTCATAAGTTACTGACATCAATTCTTTAGCAACCGTTGGTTCATTAATCAATACTGGTGGAGCAGCAATAGAAGTAACCAATAGTTGTAGTGGAGTGGAGAGAACAACATTAGTTCCTTCGAAGTTTACAACATCAACATACAGATAATCATTAACTTGATATCCATACCCACTTCCGGTTATTTCAACTCTATCAACATCACCATTAATGATGGTGATGTCAACCAAGGCATTTGTTCCGCTGCCAGTTTTATTCTTAAGTCTTACATTTGAGAATGTATATTCTGATCCAGTATTTGTCCACCCAGTCCCATTTGAAAGAACGGAGATCGCTTCAATAGCAGCAACCGAATATCCATCACCCGCGTTAGTAATACTCAGTGTGGTTACTGAACCGGAAGTTGTAACTCCAACCGTACCAGTTGCTCTTGATGTTGATGTAATTCCAGAAGAAATGCCGAAAGATATAGTGTGTGTTACATCCTCACTATAACCAACACCACCATTTGTGATGGTGACTGCAGTAATAGATCCACCAACAGAAACAGTACAAGTTGCAGCTGCTGCCACAACGTTCTTGTTGTCATGAACAAAAATATCATCTTGGTCGCCCTCAAGGACAGCAGTATATTCTCTATCATGGTCAAAGAATGTTCTAACATTATCAACAAAGATTTCTGTTGAAGATGCTGTAAAGTCCTTAATTGCTACGGTAGTTGGGAAGATGTTTGCTTCATAAAGTTCTCTATCTTTACCAATTTCTTCACCATCAAGAATAATATCTTCAGTCTGACGTGTCCAAGATAGTGGTCTCACATAAGTTTCGTCTGGATTAATACCAGCACCAAAGTAAATGTTTGTAGTGACAGCATCAGTCGCAACAACATCAGTAACAAGTCTAGGATCCTCTTGGTAAAGAATGTCACTATCATTTAGAGTAACTTTATCACCAACTTTGATTGTATCAAGAACTTCAACATCAACCGTATCAATAGAACTTGTTCCTCTATAGAAAATGATCGAACATCTATCACCAAATCTTGGTGGGAATGAGAATGTTAGTGTAGAACCACCATCAAACTCATATGCCTCACCCGGAACTTGTAGGACGTTGTTTAGGAATACCAACAATAGAGCATCTTCGCGAACGTTTGAACCGGTTCTTGCGCGTATACTTGTTCTTTCACCATTAAATGAAAGTGGGAAAGTGACGTTGACATTATTGAATAGAGAATCTATGGAATCAAGAACTTGTAGATCTCCAATAGACCATCCAACAAAATCATCTGCTTGAATTGCTTCAATAGTTACTTGGAACTCTCTAAATGGTTTGGTGACATCTGTTGGAATTCCAGTAAGACCACCAATAGGAACTGTTAGAATTTCTCCATTACCATACGCATATCCAGCATTCAAAATCTCAAAGGAGATTACACTTGATCCCGAACCAACAACAATTTCAATCAAAGTTTCTGTTCCAATCCCAGCAACAGCAGATTCGCTAGAATACTCCAAAGGAATGTTGGTATATGGGAGTGGATCATCGATAATAACAACAGGTTCGTTAGTATTTGTATATCCAGATCCGGGATTTGTAATCACATAGTTTGGTGAAATTCTTCCGGCAACGATTGTTGTGAATCCAATAAATTCACGATTATTAATATCAGTTTGCGCAACACTAATGTTCACCAATCCTGCTGTTGGAGAAAGTAGTTCAACATGTGCATATGTCCCAGCAGAAATTGCTGAGGATGGTCCACTACCAACACCAACTGTAATGAATGTATTTCCAACACTCACGATGGAAACATTAGTTAATGCAGTCCCAACACTAATTCTATTAGTTGTTGAATATGCAAGTTTATTTCTAACTGCTTCCGTATTTGCGAGATAGATTACTGTTGTTCCTACTCCAACTGGATGGTCAACAACAGCGAGAATCTCATACTCTGAACTTCCTCTATATCCACCGCCAGTATTTCCAATAGACAGACTTGAGATTGTTCCAAGACCGGAAACAGTTGCTGTTGCACCCGCAGACACCCTTGCCTGATAACCAAATCCTTCAGATGTTGCTACTGATACAATTGAACCACCCCTAGGTAGAGATGTGTTGTTTACATCGTAATTTGATGCATTAGTATCACCGGTGAATGTAATTGAAGTGATTCCAGAAACTTCGGTGAGTTTGTAGTCAATATTTTGTGGCGATTGGAACACACTATTCAGAAGAACAATTGCATTACTTGTAGAAAATCCGGTTACATCTATTTCATTAGACTTAAGTGAGAACTGACTTGTAATTCCATTAAATGTAGCAGAAAGATCATCAAATACGATGTTTGTTGAATATGGTTCTTCTG